CCGATCATTGAGTATCCGAAGGGCCATAGTTTCTCCAATTCCGCAGAGCGGTAATAATGATTCGTTCCCCGACTTTCGAGAAGTACCTTGTCAGGGAAATCAAAGTTAAATATGCAAGCGTGGTGATGAGGCCGAGAATGTTTACTCCCATACTCACCACAATGAAAATACCGAATAGGGTAGTGATGGTCAGTGGACTCGAGTTGATCGGAGGTGAGAACATAGCCAGTACCTTTCGAGACAGGTTGCAAACCAACAAAGCGTTTGCGAAGACGTTTCATAAAGTTTTGGAAATCAGACTTAACAAGAGTTCCACGAGAGTTGACCGTATCTTCATTGAAAGTCAAAGTGATGAAGCAATTATTATCGAAGAGAGAGCTTTCATGGATACAGCGAATTGCCCAAGACTTGGAGCGATCCATCCGGCAACCGGAACAGTTAGAGCAAGGGAGAAGGAGAGTTTCAAAGGGGCAGTCAGATACATCGGAATGGTTGAAACAAATCACAGATTTGCCATTATCGGTTTTTTTATTGATTGCCCGGTAGGCTTTAATTGGGTGATAACACGTCATGCAAAAGCCTCCGTAATATTATCCGAAGGGGGCCGCCCCTCCAACCGAAAATAGGTCGGCCCTCATCTGCTTGCGCAGGGCCGACGCGATTTTAGGCCGAAGGGGCTACAGCCCTCTCCTTTGTTTGTTAGAGTCGATAGCCACCACGCATCGGGCGAGAACGCGAATTTCTGCGATTACTGCCACTCGTGCGTTTGAACAATTTACGGCTTCGACTACGTTTCATACGTTTCCGTCTCATTGCGATTCCTTCATTAATTTAAACAGTTCTTCAGTTTCAGACATGTTAAGTCCAGTAGTCGCACCCTTACGTTGAAGATGCTCTATCTTTCGACTTCGCCAATCAGGGTAAATCCCTGGCGTATTTGACTTGCTCCCAGGCAACTTGACCGGTTTGCCAGTAGGACGCACAATACTTGACGCCTTACGAGCCTTGGCTTTAGTGAAAAAGTTCTTGATACCAGACCATATGCCTTTTCCACTGTTAGCAAGTCCACCAACCAAAGCAGCCGCTTCATTACCGGCTCCAGTTTGGTTATTAAGCCTTGAAGCATCGGTAAAATCTCTCATCCATTTTGGAAGATTGTTGTAAAACTCCAACATATTCCGATCGAGAGTAGCAGAGACATTAGCTCTGGCCGTATTGGCAGCATGCAAAGCGGAGGAAGCACCACGAGAGATACCCGCAGAGAGATCAGGGAGCGATGGTGCAGAACCGGTCGGTGTCGAAGCACCTTTACCACCGGCAGAGAGAATAGGGTTAAGCCCAGCCGCACGCAGGTCGGCAACCTCACGTTGGTGGGCAGTATTAGACATCCGCTCTTGAAACTTACGATTAAAACTCGCTTCATCGGACGCCTGTTTGGCCGAAAAGGCAGAAGCACCGAGGCCCCCCAAGGGGGAGCCTACGGCAGAGTTGACAGTACCAAGTACGTCTTTAAGAAATCCCATGACATCTCCTAGAAGTGATCGACAAGACCCGGTACGCTGTACACGGGCATCGGTCGGGTAGCGGAAATATCGAAATACGAATCGAATGTGAAAGTTGGCTCGTCAACGACAGCCACCACACGCTCAATCGGCATATTCTCTTCAATGAAATCTTGACCGAGAACAGGAAGGGCGTCGAAGTCTTGACTCAAATGCCAAACGTCCAAGGACGTAGGATCATTGGAACGCATCTTCCCAGTAATCATCGAGGGGAAGTAACGGTACTCAGCCCAACGTTCTTGATAACCGAACACGTCACGGTCAACAGAAGAATTTTGAGCATAGATTTCCTCATTAAGAACGGCTTGCTCACCCAAATGGGACAAGGCCGGCCAGAAGAAATCATACTTAGTGGAGCGTTTCCACATTTTGTTAATACCGTTTTGATAAGTGATGTCGGCACGAATTTGCACGAAACCGAAAACATAACCATGTTCCACGAATGACTTCGAGAATCCGACTCCGGATTGGGCATGATATCCAACAGCACCGAGAGTACCGAGAGGGGTCCCAGTATCCAAAGACTGCGTGGTTTGAGCGACAGGAGTAACCTGGATAGAACGAGAACCACCGCCAAGATACTCAGGACGTTGAAGGCGAGAATCCGGGCTATTCACGAGAAAATGACTCTTGATTATCTCAGTATAGCGAGTTCCGGACCTGGCGTCACGCTCGAGCAGCTTCTGAAGTTGGAAAGTCTCACGCAGAGAATTAATCGTGGGGCCAACAGCCTCAGTCAAATCGGCAACCAAACCTGAAACGTCTGGATGAATGGTTACACCAAGAGCATTATTATCAATAGCATACGTCCCAGGCTGAGCACTCGTACCAGCAGGCACATTATACCAACCAGTTCCAGCCTCAACAGCAGAACCACCAGCAACACGAGCTATCCCAACGTTGTTAGTCAGATCGGTCAATCCAAGTGACGTACCATTACCAACAACTGGAGCCTCAGTACCAAGAGGAAGCTCAACACCTGGCCCTTTTTGAGGCCAAGGAAGGCAGGAGGTAAAATAGTCGTGGCGTTTGCCACGTTTGAGCAGCTTGTAAGTGGTGATGTCATCCGGTCCTTCATCATGTTCAACACGAACACTATCAACAAAATTCTGATCCCGGAACCACTCGTCATAGATCAGATTGTATCCACGGAAAGGCAGGGCATTAACAGTAAGACCGCCAACACCAGTAGGAAGGCCGAAATAATCGGCCAGGGAACCAATAGCAAAGCCATTGGTAATATCGGCCTGAACCGTAGGCACAACAAAATCGGTAGAATCACCGGGGTTTGTTTGTTCGCCCATGAATTTCTGAAAATCATCCCACACGAGACGATTCGGCACGAAGAAGAAAAAGAAATCCATGAACATGTTGTCCATAATGGGAACTATCGGGGTATTCAACCTGGCGATACTCGATAGCTTTACATTGAAGGTATCCCCAGGGAGAACCTCGTCCAGGTAAATAGGATAAATCAGGTCAGGATCTAGGGTGGTTTTGTACCCATGAGATCGTTTGAAAGTAGATCGTTGAATATTCGCAGAAGGAATCCGCGAAAACTGATGGCTCATTACAGACTTTTGTCTATGTCTTGAGAATGGCATTTCAGGCCCTTTCGATAGTTTGGTGTCAGTCCGCACAGTTAATATCAAGTAGGTGAACTGTGACGGCCCTTACTCGGGCTTCGCCGAGTCAGGTCCGGGGGCCGCAACAAGCGGTCCAGGAGCCTCTGTAGGAGGCGTAGAGGCTGGAGGGGTATCAGGTATAGGCTTGGGGCATAAACCCAGCTCCTGAGCCTCTGAGAGATTCTGAGGGTCATCCAGGAAAGAGAGCAATTGCCCGGGATCATTGTTGAACCTCGTTCGCAAGTGAGCAGGAAGACGAGCAAAGTCGCTTTCTGCCTCAATAATGCGGTTTTTCATGGTATGGAAGTCGGTCGCATCGGTAAAGTCTCCATATTGACCTTCCGAGGCATTGGATTCGAGAAAACCCGTTATCCGGTATTTCTTCATAATGGAGTTAATATCCACCTCGTTTTTGTGGTGCTTTTCAACCACAGAGTCAGGGTCCGTAACGAAACACACCCGGCGACTTCCATTTTTACGTTTTTTAATAATTCTTTTCACGGTACTTCCTTTCAAATGAAAAGAGGGGGCCACGTACAGAACGCAGCCCCCAAGGGTTAGAATAAGCAGAATGGGGAAACACCTCATCACGCTTGAACGCCTACAAGATCGGCGAAGTCAATGACATGAGATTTCTTATCATGGCACTCAATTACGCCGGTAGAATCATCATAAGTACCAATTTCCCACAACTGGAAATCTTCCGGATGATTCCCATAAGGGCTATCGTGTTTGTTTGCCAAGTCGCTAAAGGCACGACAGGCCACGCCCGAATTGTGGAGACACACAGGGCTTTGATACAGCTTCGCTTTTGTGTCATAAACAGCATAAATCTTGGTCATCATTTTCATACGTCCTTACTAACCTAGTTAATTTTGATTGCAGCACCTTCTCACGAACGCGAAGGCGAGCAGGAGTATTATCGTCAGAATTCAGCATGGAATCCAGCTTTCTTTTGTTCTTGACTTTGAGAAACTCCTCTGGATGGCTTAATTCATACATATTGTCGTAAAATCGAGGTGACTTGAATGATTTTCCTCCAGAGGTAACATAGTCTTTCGGGTAAACCGAGGAAGGGTTTTGTTTGAACCAGGCAGCGGCGATCCCTGGCCGACGAGACATAGTGGTGTATTCCGGTTGAAGTTGGTACTCTTCCCCGGTCTGTAGGTCGTACCGTTTGTAATAATCGTCGGCGAGCTTCCC